AAACCATCTTGGCTTCATGGACGGCTTTCTTTTCCTCTGACTTACGCTTGAGGTGTCCACCAATAAGATCTGCTACAGGTCCAATCAGAGCTTGTATCATCGTATGTACTCAACAAATACCAAGGCACCAAGAATAAAAGGATATAGCGCATAAACAGCCTGACGGTTGCTAGCAATGTCTTTGGTTGCTGTATCAAGCTGTCTTTGAATCATTTCATAGCGAACAAGGCACTCCTTTTCATGCCCTTCAAGTCTCGCTAATAACTCTTCTGCTCTGCTCATCCTTTAATTTCCCTTACCACTGCTGAAAGTAAACCAAAACTAATTACTGAAAGTACCACAGCAAATAAACTTAAAAGCATGTTTTCTTTTAGTTCTTGCTGTCTGTAAATAGTATCCTGCCTTTCTTGTACTATCTTTCTTTTTAACTCACGAAACTCTCGCAAGCCATCATCCCCGTAAGCGTAGCGAATCATTAACAAAATCTCTCGCTGTTGCTCTTGTATCTTCTTCTTTCGTGCAAAGGCTTTTATTGCTTCGGCCTCTACACTCTTACTAAAAACTACTTTTCTAAACGGTGATACTTTGTTTGCTTTCTGCTCTTGATATAGAACATCACTAGCATGTCCGTACCAAGAAGCAATCTGCCCCATAGTGTCTTCTACTGATCGCCCAGCCTGAACCATCCCCTGCACCATAGCAAAGGCTTTGGTTGCCCCAGCAATAGCGGTTACAGGGTCGATCATTAGACAGGTACTCGACCAATTATTAAACCCTCAGCTATCTCTTGATCTATCCGATCTTCCATTTCATGTACTAACGCTACGGTTGCATCCATATTAATGACACCATCAACGCGTATAATGGGCACTCGAAACGGTACGGGTGTATCTTGCGTAATAGCTTCAGATTCTATTGTGCCTTCAAGGTGTATAGCATCTGCTAAAGGAGTGTCGTATATAAGTGTTCTCATGGTCTAAAGGTTACCTCTACATCGCCTGAGCCATCCCATTCAGCATTTATGTTAGCTATTTCAGTACTGTCTAAACCATTAGAAGCTGACCATGCCCATCTACGTATAAAACCTCCGCCTATCGTTGATGTACTAGCTTCTGACGTTGAAAGAGTTGTAAGCGTACCGTTTGCTATAAATGAAAAACTTGTAAACTCGTCTGCGCCTATTGCGTTGGAAATCCCATAACTAACGTCAATTGTAAAAGACGTACCAGAACTTGAAGATGTTCGATAAACAGACTTTATAGTCATGCCTGTTATAGTATTTCCATTTACAGTGGTTGGAGATACTGAACCTGTAGGTGTACCGTCCTCGAAACCATAATAGGTTGCTTGCGCTAAACTCTTAATGCCTTGGGTAACAGTAATAACTGTACCAGCACTAGCGTCGTACCACTCGTTAAAGGCCATAGTAGTATCAGCAGTCTTATTGATTAAACCTCTAATGTCAGAGTCATTAATAGACGCAAGCGTACCTGTAGTACCTCCTGCTTCTACGTGGATATCATCAAGACTAATTGCACCGCTACTTTGTAAGGCCATTAGATAGTCCCAAAGGCTGTGACATTATCGGCAGAAGTAATAGCGCCGTTAGTACCTACCTTAAATACTTCCGTACTGTTGTACTCAAACACTAGCTCGTTAGTATCAACTTTAATTACCCAATCACCAATAGACAGCGTAGTTGCTTTAACCTGACCAGCATCGCTATACACTACAGCTTTGTCGTTAACTACAACTCCAGCACTAGAGCCATCAACAAGATTAAGCTCAGAGGCTGTCGATGTAACTCCATCAAGAATATTAAGCTCAGCAGTAGTAGCAGTTACTCCGTCAAGCAGATTGAGTTCCGCTGTAGATGCCGTAACACCATCAAGCAAATTAAGCTCTGCCGCAGTAGAGGTAACAGTTGTACCCCCCAGGTTAATGACGGGAATCGTTACTGTGCCTGTGAATGTTGGCCCTGCGGTGTCAGCCTTTGTTCCAATAGCTGTAGCAATTTCGTCAAATTCAGTTTCAAACTCAGAGCCACGAATTACTTTACCGGCATCGCCACTGTTTAACGTATCTTTAACAGCAAAGTCTGTCGACTTAGTGTAATTACTCATAACCAAACTCTCATAGGTGTCTCAGGTGTAACCCCGTGTGTCTCGTCCAGCGCCTCTACAGTCTCACGTACTGCATCGCCCACGAGTCTGATGTTAACGTGCCAGCCTGCCATTGGTGCCATCTCAGGGTACTCGTTACCCTCGTCGTCAGTCAGCATAGTGCCTGTAGGCTCGTGTAGCGTCCCTACGACGTCGATAGCGTAGTCATGGCTATGAGTCACCATGTAGGGATCACCGTCCTCTACCTGCGTTTCTACGCCTTCCTCGTCCACGTTAGTTACGTAGTCCTGTCGGTAGAACGCAGACAATACAGTCGGCATATCTGACTCAGCTGATAGTCGTAGATAGAAGTCACGCTTTGGTGCTTCGATGATTACTTCTTCTTCTGTCATGTCTAATTCCTATGATGTTAAGTCAACGAGCTGGGCGTTCGTGAGTCGTCTGGGGAAATACTTGATGGACTTGATGTGGCCGTTTAGGTGGAAGCCATTTTGTAAAGCACCTATGTTCATTTCTATTATTGATATAGGCACGTTTCCTGATGTATCTGTGCCAACAGAAGCACCATTCACAGAGACAGCAAAGTCGTCTTTTTTGTATACAGCCGCTACTTTGTTTGCGTTTTCAGAAACAGTTCCAATATCTATGGCCGCTGGAGTATCGCCTTCAGACCTGACTAGCCAGTGATTTCCTTCACTAGCTGAGTGATAGGCTCTGTTGGATGTAGTGCTTGCGGCTATTTCAAAAACGCCTCTTACATCGCCATTTACTTTTGTTGGTGTGTACTCAGCAACTACAGAACCTACCGCAGTGTTAAACCCAAAGTCAGCCACAGGGATACTAGCCACATCAGCAGAGCGTGTTGCAGTGCTTCCTGTAGTCTTTATGTAACTGGTGGGGAAGCTGGCTTGCTCTATCTGGCAACCCCAAATGTAAAGCCCAGACGTTCCGTCACCAGCAAAACTATGTGCGCCGTCAGATCTAGATATTTGAAACCGTAGTGGCGTAGTACTACTTGGGTTTCCAATCGAACTACATCTGTACCAACCGTTGCCTACATCTTCTATTTTTGTATTAGACCAAGCCGATGATGCGCCTTCATTGTCAATGGTGCCTGTTGCTAAATTAAACCGCGGGGGATTAGCGCCTATACCTGATCCTCTAAAAGATAGAAGGTAGTCGCCGGGACCTTGCTTTGCAAAACAAGAAATAGCGTAGTCTGTTCCTGCTGTTACATTTGCATCGTCAATGTAGTGCTCAGTGGATGCAGTGGTAGGCTTACAAAAAGAAGCGGTTTGAGTTCGGTCAGGAGCAATAGCGACGTTATCGTCTATGTTCATGCTGTGACCTTTTGAACTTAACTCCTCACTTTCTGTAAACAGATTAGTCCTAGCCTCCTCCACTAGCAGTCCAAGCCTGTTTCTGTCTGCGTCCCATTCCACTCTAGGGACATTCTCTGGGTGAGGGAACAGCGTTAGGGTGCCGTCTGGTTGATCGAAGGTGACTTCTTTAGCTGTTATTGCGCTTTGCACCGTAAACCCGTCATTGACAGAAGTAGAAGTATCTTCAAGCCTTATCCTTGGTGTGCCGCCGTTGCTAGTAAAAGAAATTCTATGGTCGCCTTCGCCTATCAAACGGTCTGTACCGTCTAATCCATCAATGCGTACCTGAGTAGCGCCTGTAATGTCAGTAATATTTATAAATAAAGCGTATGTTGTGCCGTTGGTTAACGATGTTTGAGATGTGACTCCCGGCCTTACCTGACTGCCTACTGTGTCAATAAACTCAATATCGTCCCATGTGCCAGTGCCTATTACTTCAAAAGATGCCGAAGGCAGGTTATTGTCCCCATAGCTAACAGGGCGCAACGCAGTCGCACGTCCGCCACCACTAGCTCTAACAAATGAGATTAAATCTTCGTAGTTACTGTTAACTTTCGTACCCATTATTCGCTCCAGTTGTTCACTACGAATGAGTTAGTGCCAGTGCCTTCAAAGGTTAGGCTCAGGGATGGCTCTAGCGATGGATTGGTTGCCTCTACAAGCCCGTCGTCACCTAAGTCTTTGTCCCATACACGGAAGGTGCTGATGGTTCCCATGTAGTCGTCGTCAACGAGATCCAAGTCGGTAGCAGATAAGTCAACTAATGATGTAAGCGTTGCGTTTTCTGCCCCAGTTTGTCCATTAGCGGCTACCTGAAAAAAAGTTGATCCAACACGAAGCGCAACATTTACACTTTGCAAAACACCTTCGTATACAAAGTCATTAAACGTAGCAAAGTCAGCTACATTGTTAACTTCATGCGTTGAAGTAAGCCTTTCTCCTGACGCATCTGTTGAATCTGCTTTTAATACAAGTTTATTGTCGTTATCTATTTGCCACCTAAAAAATCTAGCTACTTGTTTCGTTCCTGAAGTCCATGTATTCGCAAAAGTAACCCTGCCTTCCATGCCGATAGAGACAGACAGGGGGTTGATCTCGCGGACGCTGATGTTGTCTACGTAATAAAGAGCTTGGCTTCCTTTAATAAGAAAGTCGTGGCTACTAGCGGTAGCGACTACATACTCTTCATAGCTACCGTCTGCTGTAATTTGTACTAAAGTAGAACCGCCCCAAAAAGCTGTTGGAGTCCCTCCAGATAAACCAGAAATATCAAAACTTATTGCGTACACTTTTCCTGAAGTCACACTAATAGTTTGCGATAAGTCAGAAGAGGGAGATGACGCTGTTGCGTTATCACGAGCCTTGCCATCGCTCCAAGACCAAGACGCACCCGCTGTCCACCCAGACAAGTCCGTATCAAACGTCCCATTAGTCACCAACTCAGAGCCAATGTACTGCGGCGTAGGCCACGGTAGGTTAGCTGATGGGATAGTGAATGTCTCAGCCGCTCTTGTGACGCTAGAGCCAGACGTTGGAATTAGCGATGAAGGTGTGGATGCCTCTTCGACTTGAGCGCCATAGACGTACATTTGCTGTGCAGTGTCGCCAGCGTATGATGGTATTCTGGAAGAAGACGACGCATCGTTATCTACAAAAACAATAAAACCAACAAAAGAAGATGCTGTTGCCGTTGCGGTTGACGTTATTGCACACCGATACCATCCGTTACCTACGTCTTGAATAGTTGCTGTTGCGTTTGCCGCCTCATAGCCAACAGTGCCTGTAGATAAATCAAAATTAGCATAATGGGAACTGCCGAATCCCGTAGAGCTGAACAAGAGCTGACAAGCTGTGCTCGTATCTGCTTTTACATATGCTGAAAGCGTATAGTTTAGTCCTGAAGTAACATTTGTCGTATTGCCGTATATATAGTGACTGTTGGTAGCTGTCGTCTCATTTATTCGAGTGGCGTTTTCAGTCCCATCGGGAGAAACAGCGTTGTTTTCTGTCATTGTTACACGATTAAGCGTCCAGTTGGTATCTGGCGTTGAATGTTCAACCAAATTAACCCTAGCCTCAGACTCAGCCAGTACGCCCTCGTTAACCCATGCGGAGCCGTTGTAGACGTGGTGGCCTACTCTAGGGAGGTAACGTGCGGCATTAGGTTTAACAGCCGATCTAAGGACGCTTACGTTATCTATGGAGCCTATAAATCCACCACGCGCTCTCAAGCTAATTTGCCCGTTTGATGCGTGTGTTCCTCCATTTAAATAAACTGTTTTAGTACCAGTGCTTGAAATATCAAACGATATGCTTGCGCCTAAGTTTATGTGATAAACCTCTAGCACTCCTGTTCCATTAGTAGAGATAACGTCGAGCGTTACCGCATAGAAATCATTAGTTGCGCCTATGTTTTGAGTTAGTGCGGGATTAGAATTAGCCACCGAATCAACACTAGCAATACCACCAGAGATACTCCAACCTGCGCCCTTAGTCCAGTCAGAGTCCGTCGCAAAATCTCCATTCTGAACTAGGTTAGATCCTGTAAGACGCACCGCTGTAGGGACGTATGAGTCTCCACGATCAGGGTTGTCTACCATGCCGCCTAAGTCAGAGCGGTAAATGTGTGCGCCCCAGATGTAAAGCTCTTCTCCTGCTCCTGTATAAACGAGGTTTCCACTTCCAGCTACATTTGCAGAACCATCGGATATACCAAGCCAGTAAAAACTAGAAGAAATAATTGAACCAGCGTTAAAATCTAGAGTGCATTTGTACCACCCAGAACCAACATCCATTATAGAAGTGCTGTTAATAGTCCATGTACCAAGACTTGAAGTCCTGCTGACTGTTTCCCCTGTTAAATCAAATTCAGCAAAAACATGGTGGTTAACAGCCCCACGTAAACCAACATAACAATATCTAGCGTCTATGTCTTTTGCGTAGAAACTAAAAACAAAACGTGTGTCAGCAACTACATCGCTACCCCAAGACTGCTGAAATGCGTGTTTATCCGACGACGTGTCGTTTGTAATTTTATCCGCAGTCAAGGTGCCGTTCGGTGCGGCTATCTGATCTGCGGTAGTCGAAAGCCCAACATCAGGACTCGTCCAATAAGAATTACTAAAATCCTCAGAGTACGTCAGCAGATTATGCGGCGCCCACTTGAGTACAGGCATCTCGCGTACTGATACGTTGTCTATGGTAATGTCTGTAGAAGAAGCCTCTGATCTAATGCGTAAGTTACCACTGCCTGACGCAGTTACGTTTCCTCTAATTAGGCCAGAGCCGCTTGTAATAGTGAAGTCATCACTTGTACCGCCAAACCTAAAGGACAAATAGTTTGATCCCGTTAGGCTTCCGCTTACGTTTATTTCGTAAGAGTATGTTTTGCCACTAACCAAGTTAATGTCTTGCTCTAAGTAACGACCGTCACTAGTAGAACCTTCAGCAACAGCAACACCACCAGAAATACTCCAGCCTGTACCCTTAGTCCAGTCCGAATCACTGTCGAACCCACCATTGGTAACAAGCTCAGGCCCATAGCCGTCCGTCATAGTGGCATTGCCAGCACGGGCGTGGTTTATGGCTCCATCAAAGTTGACAGTCTGGTTCTTGTCCTTCTGATAAAAGTTATCAATGAAGTCAAAGACAAGACCGGGGTTGTCAGAACCAACAGAGTATTTAGATATTCCTCGCCTAATAGACGTAGCCAGTCTGTTAAGCCTAGAGCCAAAAAACATTAGTCCATCTCCGATACGTAAGCTGTGCCTGAACTTCCGCCAGTGATAAAGCTAATGGTGTCTCCTGAATAAGTGTGGATAAACTCTACAGTGTTAGAGGGAATGTAATAGTCGCTAGTGGTAGCTGTGCCTGAGACGCTAATGTGTACGTCTACAGTGGCAACAATGCGTGCTACACGCTGAGTAACAGCAGAGGAAGAGCTAGCAGAACTAGAGACAGCGACCGTTTGAGTTGTGCCAGGCCGAAGGCATTGGATAGCTGAAGAGTTAACATCTCGTGCTAAGCGTGACATAGGAGTTCTCCTTGAGTCAGAAAAGAAAGGGGGCCATTGCTGACCCCCGGAGTTTCATTATGCAGATGGTACTGCGAGTACGAAACCAGCTTCAGGACGGTACACTTCGACACCGTACAGGCAGTCAGCCGTGTACAGAGTTGAGAGGTATTCCTGCTTGTACTGAGTTTGCGAACGCACAGACATTTGCTCTGCAAGAACAATCGCATCGCGGTGGAAAAGCAATGCCGCACGAGTGTCGACAGATGCCGCGCTGTTCTGAACCGCAGTCTCGATAGTTGCACAGTTGGCAGATACATAAATATCTACACCGTACAAGTTACCGATAAGGCCAGACTGTACTGACTGACCTGATACAAAGTCAGCAGATACATAACGGTCGATGCCCATGATCTCGTTACGAGTTGAGGGTGGAATGACAAGTACACGATTCTCCATTGGAACATTGTTGTCATCCATTTTTTGAATCATGTCACGGAAGAATCGATCAGTAAAACCGTCTTCGAATACACCATCTGTAATAGTGCCAACCAATGTATCGTCGGTGTACTGAGTCGTTGTGCCGCTGTTGTTGAAGAAACAGCCGCTGTGCTGATAGTCGGTTGGAGCCGCACCAAATACAACTGCGCCACCGTCACCGAAGCCAGTACCACATGAGTGAAGATCGTTGTCGATCTTAGTGGCAAGTGCATAACCAGCATCTTCAGTGTAGAACTGACGAAGGCTAGAAAGCGCTTGTACTTCAACAATATCTTCAATCAAACGTGAGTATTCGAAGTGACGATCAATATCAACAGTCAATTCGCTTTCGGTGTTTGCGATAATTGTTACCGCAGTATCAGCCGCTTTAGCGCTAGCGTCACCACGGACAGGCTTAGGGATGTGAAGCTTGTCGCCTTTCTTGCCAGACATTGCGATCTTCTTGACAAGAGGAGCCATCTTCAGGTTCTTTTGGTAAGCGGCAATAATCTCATCACTCCAGATTTCTGGGATGAAAGTAGCCGCTTCAGTTTTTGCGGTGTTGCCTGACGCGTGAGCCGCGCCAGTGCCAAGCACCGATTGGTTGTAAGTTGCAGTAGCCATGTCAAATCTCCTTTAGATTATTTGACTCGACCCTCCGCGTAAGCTTGCAAAATATCTGATGATAATGCTTGATAACGCTCGGGGTCCGTTTTCATAAGTTTAATAATGTCGGCCCTGCGATATGTCTTTCTACTCGTCCCCTCACCACTGCCTCTCGTGTTGCCTGTATTAGCCGCCTTGAGTTGCTGTTTCCGCACTTGCTTTTCAACATTTGCGGTTTGCTGTGCCACTGTCTTACGTTCTTTCCAGAGAGAGAACAGCTCGTCAGCCGCGTCAGCGTTGTACTCTTGGTCAGCCTGTACAAACAACTGAGTCCTAATCTTTGAAGACTTGATCCAATCTGCAAACTTTTCATCAGACAATATATCTTGCATATCAGGGTGCTTATTATTTAGCTCCGCAATAGCAGTTTGCCTTTTGTAGTTTGTAGAATATTCCTCAGCCTCTCTAATCTTAGGGTGATTCTCAATAGCACGATTAACTGCCGCTTGAGGATCTGTAAAATAGTCAATATCACTATCAGGCTCAACATTGTTCTGTTGAGGTGCTGACGGTGTTTGAGTCGCTATGTACTCATCCACTACCTTACGAAGCTCGCCAACTTCAGAAGAATGCCGACTCATCACCTTTTCTGCTTCTTGGTGCATTTGAACGACATCCCTCAAAGATTTACCTTTGTACTTTTCGGGTATATCGCTGTCGACTTCCTCTACTACAGGTTGTTCAACTTCTTCTACAGATTCCTCTGCTTGAAGCTGAGCCTCTGGCTCTTCGTTTTCAATCTGATCTACATTGTCCTCTTCAGGGGGCAGATCAAGCATTGTCGCTCTAGACATTATTAAACTCCGTGACCTTAATCATTATGGAGATTGGATTTTCTGCCAGCCTTTTCATGTTCTCGCACCCACTTCATGTGACGCCCAGGGAAATCTCCTGAATGCCCATCGAGTACGCACTTAGGCGCTGACAGCATTTTAGTAGCAGTCAAGCCACAATCGCACCTACTGATTGTCTCTCCACTGCGTACCATCTTTTCAAATATACGACCGCAATCACAGCGGAAATCATATATTTTATACATCTAGCTCATCCTGAGCTTCCGCCTCGGCTTGGTCTCGCGCCGCAGTAATCGTCGATTCTAAGTTGACTACTGTGGCTAAAGCGGCAACCTGCCCTTTGCGATAAAAAAATTCTTCCTGATCTTTGATAGTTTGAATGTCTGCCAACTGTTTTGCGTTGTTAGCTAACTCTTCTACAAGTTGCTTATAACCTACATGATTAAAAAGCGTATTGTAGTTATCAAAATACTCCTCAAGCTCAGGCGTCATATCTCATTCTCTTTTGGTTGATTTGTGCCTTGTATCACGATTTTTAAAAAATGTCAGGCATTTCTTGTAGTTTTTCTTCTACGTCCAGAAGCCGTTACTGCATGTTTAATTTTTGCTGGGCCAGTTTTACGTTTTGCTGATGATCGTTTTTCTGCCGCAGTCATCTTAGCCGCTACTGCTTTTGGCCTGCAAGAAGGGTAAGGGCGCTTACTTTTCTTTGCAGACTTGCGACCGCAAGGCTTGCCGGTTTTAACGTCAACCCAGCCCTCTTTAAACCATTTAGTTAATCCGCCAGTAGGTTTCTTTTTAGTCACCCGGTTACGAACTTGGTTTTGTTTAGGCATAAGTTCCACCACGTTTCTTATACTCACGGACAACCCATCCGCTTGCATAAGCAGAAGGCCAAACCTTGTACTTGCGCTTGGCCTCCGCTACTACACGATTGTACAAAGCCTTATTCTTAGGCGTCGCACCTTTCTTTTTAGTAGCTTTCTTTTTAGCTGGCATAACAACTACCGTTTGTTTTTCCGGTTTGTTGCAACACGAGATCCTCGCACAGGCTTAGATCTGCTTTTTTTCATGCACTTCCCAGCTTTTTTGCACTTTGTTTTTGTTGCACAGCTAGAGCAAGTTTTCATACATACTCCTTAAGTAGGACGCTTACCTGTTTTGTTCCACTTATTCATATATTGACGCAAGCTAAGACCTGTTTTCTTTAGCTGTTCTGCCGTTACATTAGCCATCTCCCTGCCATTGTGGGTAATTGTTTTTGCTGAACCAACTCCAAACTTTGCCTTCTTAGCTGTTGGCTTAGACGTAGCTTTAGGAGCTGGCTTAGGAGCTGGCTTAGGAGCTGGCTTAGCCGCTAACTTTGGGGTTGATTTTTTTGTTGTAGATCTGGCGTTTGTGCTTGCAGTCTTGCGACGCTTCATTTCTTTTTCGTAAGCTTCTTTACGCATACGAAGCTTTTTTCTGTACTCAGATTCTTCTGGCTCAGGTTTTTTCCGTTTTGCCATGCGCTCTGATTGAGTTTTTTTACGTCTAGCTTCTGCCGCCGCCGCACGTTTTTTGCGCGCTTGTTCAGCCGCTCGTCGTCTTTCTGCTAATGTTGCCATAATTATTTCCTTACCATTTTTTGCACGACCAATAACGTGCGGTTAGTTTGCTAGGTGGATTTGTATCGCATTTATGACGAGCACGAAAGGATTTTCTTCGAGAAGGTTGATCTTTTTTGATCGTCATTTTTGCATCTCCAAAACGTATTGTTTTGATTTTGTCGCCTTCTTTAGCAACGACTACGAACTTTTTAGTGGGATGGCTGGGCGTTCTCTTCGGTTTGTTGTACCCGCTTACGCCTACGCGTGCCAGTCTTGGGTCCTTCTTGCTCATTGGTTAAAGCCTCCACCTTGGCTTGGAGTTCCTGCACTTGGCGGCGCAGGGGCTCTAGCTGGTTGTTGAACCTGCTGAAGATCATTTCGAGTTCTCTGTTGGTTAGCATTCTCTTTTCCTTCAAGTTGACGTTCTTTCAGTAATACTTCGGCAACCTTCATGCGGCGCTCAAACTCTTTATCGTCTTGATCGCCTTCCTTGAGGTTGCGGGTAATAGCATTGATCTTATCAATCTCAAGCTCTTCCGGCACAGCTTGCGCTTCTGCAACCAACTTTCCTGCTCTAGCCGCAGACTCTTGCGCCTGTGCATTAAGAGCCGCTGTCTGAGATTGCTGGAATGCCATCTGCGCTTGCTGAACAGCCATCTGCATTTGTTGTGCTTGCGGATTGGGTTGCATAGCTTGAGACATAGCCGCGATAAGTTCTTCGCGATTAGATAGGTTCATGTTATCTACAATGCTTTGAATCAGCGTTGGGTACAGTGGCGACTCTTGACCCATGGTTTGTAGTAGCTGAACTAGCTGAGTAACTTCGTACTCACGAGCAATAATACCCAGAGTACTGCTAGCGTTAAACTTGTAATCTGCAACGGGGTAAGTTTCGGGATCAAATTGCATGTACCTATATGCGGCCTTCTTAACAAAAGGAATTAAGAAAGACTGTTGGAAGTTAATTAGTGTTCGCTTGTGGCGCTTAATGATCGCGCCTAGTGACATACTGATACCTGCGGCAGTTGCCTCTCCGTTTACGCTTCCGGCAATGCCTGCTGAATCTACTGCGCCAGTAGCTTGTTGAACCATCTGCTGTAATGCACCGGCTTGTGCAAAGGTAATCTGACTAACTTGACCAAAGTTAAATGGCTGTAGCACTTCTCTTGGATCGCCATTCGTAAGAATCATCTTGCCGGGACGCACCTCTGGCTTAGCACCTCTAGGAAGTCTAGTTGCATCTAGCGCCATCATTGGATGGATAGTTAGACTTAACGCGTCAATTCTTGCTCTTAGTTCTGTGTCGAGTGCTTTCTGTGAGTTATAGCCTTTTTCACAGACGCCCCTTCCCCAAAATCGCCCTGGCACTACATCCCATGGGAACGCAACGACAGGCCGATCAGTCATCATATAAGGATTGGCTTCTGCTTTGAGAAGAATTCCGCCGTTAGCAATAACGATAACAGCCTCGACATACCTACCTTTTTCAACATTCTCAAGATCGCTTTCATCGTCAAGCGCATCAGTAAGTAGCTCGCGAGGAACAAGGCCGTAGTATTTGGTTAGACGTACTTTGTCATCGTTGTAGATTGTAATGTCTTGATCTGGCTCAAGGTCAGTATCTGCCGCCGCTGGACCAACGTACTCATCACGATAGACGCCTTGCTCCTGAAGAAGCTCGACTTGGTGCCGACTAACAAACTCATCAATACAAACACCCAAAGCCTCATCAACGCTAGTTGCTACGGGATCAATCAAAAAGTTTTGCGGAAGTACGGGGCGAAGTTTTACCTTTACCTTGTCTTGAATGTTAACTCCAACAGCTTGAAGGTCACCATCCATAATTGGCTGGGTAGCAGGAACCATCTCTTTGACTTCTTCAATGACGATTTCGCCAATGCCTGTACCAAAAACGGCGGCATTGATAAGACATTCAGCAACAGCCTTACGAACCATAGACTCTTCAAAGTCTTCAGTGAGTTTGTTTCGTAAAAACAAAACGTCCTTACGCTCGGTATCACCTAGATTATCCGAGACATCGAACCACTTGCCTCTGCCGAAAGTTGCTTCTTCAAGCTCTGCAACATTGGATTCAACAGCTTGCTGTAAAGCAGGAGAGATAATACGACTACGCTCAGACTTGCGCTCACTATCAGAAGGATCCCACTGTCCACGCCATAGCCGATAGTATTCCTCAAAGCGCGCCTCATAGTTTGATTCATAGTAGTCTCGCCAATCTTCGCATTTGCTAATGACCCAATCCTCAACAGAGGCTTGAATTACAATTGGATCGTCTTCGTAAACATCACTCATATTAGTATCCCGCCACTATATCTAAGATGTCGTGGTCGTCTATTTCGTACTCGTAGTCGTAAGTCACATTTGCTAGTTGGTCAATGTAAGCCAATGCGTCTATTAAATCGTCGTGGGTCAAAGGATCAGGGAATTGGAAGAGTTGGTCAAGGAATCTTGTATTCCATTCGCCTTTATTTAAAGTGATATAACCATTTTCAAAGCGCCCTTGTAGCGCCCACATAACTCTATCAACTTTCTTTTTATTTCCGTGGGTTAGTTCTTCTACCCGAAAGAACGTACCGTACTTCTTTTGTAGATCAACAAGCGGGGACATAACCGCCTGTTTGGCTATACCCCTTTCTATACCCACCGATACAGGTCGGTAGTCTCTTACGGCTTGGAAGATTTTGATGGCCGTTTCGTCGAGCGTCCACCTGCCGTAGATGATGTTTTCGACGTACCAGCCTTCTTCCGAGACGTCGACGACGGCGATCGCGGTTTCGTCGAGCTTCGTGTTTTTGGTGCGCTTTTTGTTGACTTCTTCAAAGCCGGCGAGGTCGATTGCGATGTAGTAGTCGCCGCGGGGCTCTCGGTCTTCTTCAACACGGACCCAATCTTCCTTAAACATTTCTGACCCACGAGCCTCAAACGAAGCCATAAATTCTTGACGGAACGCATAACTAGACATACTCCTTTTAGCAGTATTGATTTCATCTTTATCAAGCAGAGGATTATCGTAAGAAGTAAAATGGTAAGCCGCGTAAGTTTCATCATCACCTAGCTCCGCATACTTATACAATTCGTAAAAGTGATTCCTTCCCATGGGCGTGCCAATAAACATCGCACACCCCTTCTGATCCGCAAGTGCCGGTCTTAAGATTTGCTCAAATACATCGGGCTTCATATCCGCGTATTCATCTAAGACTAAGAACTTGAGGCTAACACCTCGCATGGTTTCTGGTCTATCAGCTCCCTTTAGACTGATTGTAGCTCCATTGATGAGCTTGATTTGTAAATTGTTGATGTGACTGCCAGCGATAACAGGATGACCCAACTCCAAAAGAGTTTGCCACATGATGTCCCGCGCTTGTCCTTGCGTTGGTGCAACGTAGAATACATGTCCCCTATCGGCCTGCAGAGCATTTACTATCAACATCCATGCGGCGAGGCGAGACTTACCCGTTCGTCTACCAGCCGCTACAATTTTAAATCGGGTATCGTCTGCCCAGACCTTTTGTTGCCAAGGCAGTAGTTCTATATTGAGGTCACTCAAAAGTTTAACCTTGGTGTTGCAGGCATTAACACAAAAGAAATGATACTAACAAACGTAGAACCTGCTTCCGGCGTTAACGTAATAGTATCTCCTTCTTTTGCTACAAGGAACTCGCCAGATTGACCGCCAAATTCTAAGAATTCATCAGCATTTACGTTTTTTCCTGCTATGAAATTAATGTCTACACCGCCATGAACCCACTTAGCACTAATGTTTTTGTTAGATCCGGTGTTAGATATAAGCAGATACGTAACTATTGCATCGTATCCAGCAGGAACCGCTAAGATATGATTAGGAGAGCCAGCAGTTAGAGTGTCACCGTGCGAAAATCTCATGAGTACGTCCACATAACAGGTGTTGTCTTTCGATCATCAATATGAACAAAGGTTTTGGCTACGCCAATACCACCAAAGTCCATTTTTACAGCTTCGTGCACAATGTTCATGCGCTCAACTCCGTTTGTTACGCGGATATCAGCGGCAATCCCTTGGTTGTGTGTGCCAGGATTTTTTTTGTTCACCTCGTTGGGGTGAGATTCGTGGCGATACCCGCTAGTGATTACGAATGGAAAGCCGCAAGCCTCCCTTAGTTGCACGAGCCTTTCTAAAAACGCCTGATCCATTTCATTAAGACCTGTATGGGTGCAGTCGAACTCTTCTAATCTAAAGTATTTCACCGTTGTCCCCATTAATCACCGTAGGTTGGATAGTGTTGGGATCGAATTCGCTAGAATCCATGCCAACATCCTTGACTTCAGCAGTACCTACGCCCGTAATGTTGATCTGAATAGCAGATTTCCCGCCATTTTGCACGACATCTTTTTCAAATGCCGCCACAGGCAGTATCCGATCCATGACTAACTTCCATGCCGCCGCCTGATTCTTGTGGTCATGGTCTAACGCCGCATCAAATATCGTATCGAGTA